ATTAATGTTTTTAATACTGGGTTGTAGTATTGGAACATATATTTATTGTATTTGTTGTACAAATAGTAAATATCGCGTGCAACCCGTTGAAACATTATAAAGGATAAGATGCTACTGATGAAACACCACACATATTTGGAATATCAAGAGACATATAAATATATCCATCCATCCCCCAATCTTTTCCCCAACTGTTTTTAACAATTAAAAATTTTCTATTATCTGTTGTTTTTCCATATCAAACAGCCAATACTGCGTGATCTAGTTCTTCACTTGAACACGTTGTTGAATTGAAAATACCAGAGGAATAAAACTGGAAATCTTCCTCAGTGTTGTTATTTTTATATGTTTGTATTATTATTTTTGGTATACAATAATTTTTATTATCAATATTTTTTGCTTTAATAAATGTAGGAATTGTTTTCATATTTATAATATATAATAATATTTTATTTTTGTTCAATGGTATGATTTACATCCTAATTTTATAAAAAAGTTCTACTTTTGGGATACATAAAAGTATTATTGTTTAAGTCAAATAAAAAAAATAAATATATTTTTGTCTTTCTTAATTAGTATCCAATACCACCGCGACCACCTTCAACATTCACATTGAAACGAATGTTTTTTGGCATATCAGTATCAATCGGAACAAGAATTCCCTGGAGTTCAACGCCGAGACCCATTCCTTCAATCCATCCCATTCGTTCCATCATTAATTGAACAACCACATTTGGTTTGAATACTGTCTTTCGAGAAATTGTAGTGCGACCTTCAACGCGTGACGGTCCGAACTCACCACCCCCCAGGCGAATACCAGGACGAATAATTTTCTCAGTATGTTGTACACATTCTACTGGAGGTTCTGTTAATGGAAGAGGTTCTGTTGATGGTGGTGGGGTCATAGGTGCCCATACCGTCGCCTTCGGATTTAGAGTGTGTTTTTGTTCACGCACGGAAATCACGACACCGATCGAGGGAAAGTTGTTACTAGAAAATGTGTTTTTTACGCTTGTTGAACCGACTGCTCGTGCCGACGACATGTTGTTCGCGGGTAAATCTTATCAATATTATTTACAATAAAAAGTATTTCAATTTTTTACTGACAGTAAACGAGAATGTAAATGTGTCCAGTGTCGTTTATGAAATTCTTTAATGCTTTTTATATAAGATTTTGTAAATCCATTATTTTTTTTTCTTGTTTTAAAATTTGCATTATTTATATATTCATATAAAAGTTTCAATATATCTTCCTCACATAAATGTTTTTCAGAATCTGGATTTATATTTATTTTTAAAATATCAATAAAAAAATTAAAAAATGGGTGTTTAATATTATTTTTTGTTGTAATAAATTTTGTTAATTTTATAAAAATAAGACCAAGACTATATATATCCCAGTTACTTGAATTTTTTAAAATATCTTTTGCAATATCATCAATTGACATACCAATATATTTTGATAAATATTTTATGTAAGCAACTTCATAATTTACTAGGTAAACATCGTCCATTAATGCTAGTATTTCATTATTTTTTATACATTCTTTAACTATTTCTTCTATTACTTCTAAAGTAATTTTCGAACTTACATTGACTATATAGCACATAAAATGTATATCAGGACACCATACATAATACCAAGGTGCATATGTCCAAAATGTTTTTTTTAAATTTGAAATAGAAATTTTTTTTGTGTCTAAAGAAATCCCAAAATCGATTATTTTAGGATACTCTTCAACAATATCATATAAAATATTGTCTAATTTTAAATCATAATGTATTATGTGATGTTTTTTTAATATATGAAGAGACTTTAGTAAAGCACTATAATTAAATAGTAAAACAAATATTTGTCTCTCTAGCGATTCATCTTCAGTTAATATATCAAAAAAAGAACGATTTGGTACATATTTCATTTCAAATAAAACAAGATCATCAACATCTTTAATCAGAGGACAATCATCCTTTTTTACCTTTTTTTTTTTAATTCTACAATGGTTATTTGGAATAACAAAAAAATTTGTAAATTGTTTTAATTTTCTTGTTATTTTTAATTCATTGTGTGCTGAATTATTTTCAACTTGCAATTTAGAAATGAAATCATTTTTTCTCGTATTGTTTCCTTCACAATCTATACTGGGTTTATAAATACAACCATACCCACCTACAGTTAATAATTCTGTCATATATTATTTACAAAGAATAAAATACCGATTTTTGTATGTTTTTTTTATCTTAAATTCAATTTCTTTTTCATTTAGTTCACTTATCGTTCTAAGACGATTTTTTTCAATAATTAGTTCTTGTTCATATGTCTCACAAAAGTTCGTATATCCCTTTGCAGGAGTATATTCAGCGGTTTGTTTTGTAGATGTAATATGATCATCCATTGACTCGAGTACATGTTTATCAATATGAATATATGCTCGTCGTTCTTTTGGTTCATTTTTATCATTACTCTTTTTGCTTAGATAATACTTAACACTTGTGTATAGTTTTTTCTCAATGTCGCCTTCAAAACCTTGGTTCATCAACTTTCTTTCTTCCGATGAAATCATATCTCGATTTTCATCAATAAATGATTCCCATTGTTTCTTATATTCATTTCGTTCCAGAGTTTGGTTTTTAGAATGAAACTCTTTGAGAAAGTCAGTCATTTCTTGTGAAATGTTAAAACGGAGTGTTCGCGACATATTTGTTATTATTTTTCTTAGATGAACTTTTTTTCATTTCAATTTATAAGTAATGCAAAATTTTATTATTGAACAAAAACCATGGTACAATAATTTTTTACAAATTTATCAAACAATAATAGTTATAAATGATATTCCAAGTGATCTAACCAACTATATAAAAAGAGACATTAATATTAAAATATCTGATTTTTCACAAAATAAAAATGGTTGTTTATATTATTTTGTTAAACAAGAGTGCGGATATTCAACACCATTAGAAATAAGTTATTTAAATGAATTAATAAATATATTAACTATAAATAATTATGAAATATTATATAAAGAAACTAAATTAATTAAAGAATTTAATAAAAATTTAATTTTTGTTATAAAAAAATTGATATAATATTTACAACTATAATTATATTACAAAATGGAACAAGAAACAAATGCCGAACTTGTTAAAAAATATATACAACAAATGAGTGATATAGAAAAAATTACTATGAGAATTGCTCAACAAAATCTCAAAACATCATTTGATATTGAAAAAAGTTTGGGATTTAAAGAATGGTTAAAAAATAATAGTCAATAATATATATATATATATGCATAGAAATCGTGAATTACCTTCAGTTAGTCATAAAGGAGATATAAAACCACCATTCAGTCATTCTGTAATTGCAAAGATAGTATCATCATTATTACCTCCCGAAAATGGAAAACCTTCTAACGAAGGTTCAAGTGTTCTTGGTGAAATGATTTATATGTTATTTCTTGGTTTATTTGGAAGAAGTGTAAATACTACAGAATATTCTTATAGAAATTCATTAGAAGGTCAATCAATTGCCGATGCTTCAAAAATTATTCGCATTTTAATGTATTTTTTTACAAATACATTTATTTCAATATTTTTCAAAGATATTGAACTAATGTACTTAAATGAAAATCATAATATTGATGATGATTTTTTTAATTTAGGTATAACACTAAGACAAATACATAAATCTATTACAAATGGAATGATTTCATTCATTTATTCTATTGCTTTAAATCAAGAACTAATCGGAGGAGCACAATTATCGCATGAAATAAAGTTAAGCGATATTGTTGAAAATTTTTTTATTGATTTATCATTTAACGAATTTAAAAATCTATTGATGGGACCAAACGAATCCGACCCATATAATTTAAGAGAAAAAACAAATAAAGTACACTGGGAAAATTCTTTTACTAAAATGTTAATGAATTCAAAATCTTCAAATAAATCTTCAAAAAAATCTGCCAAAGATAAAGTTAGTACCAATCAATTAAAAAAAACAATAAGCAGTTTATCACATATTAAAGGAAACGAAATAGATAAAATTATAAACGTACTCGAAGATAAAAAATCAAAATCTACTTCATATAAAAAAGTAGATATAGAAGATATGTTAATTGGGGGAAGCGATAGCAAAACTGCAACTTACGCATATCCCGGAAATGATGGCGATGATCTTGAAAAAAATCAACAAAAAAAAAATAAATACTTTTTTTACAAATTATTTTTACTTGAATCATTATTTAATTCTGACAAGTTTTTAGAATCATTTGAAGTGTTATTTAATTTAATGTGTAGATTAATTAATAGATTAATAAAAAGGTTGATTCCATTAGTAAGAAATTTAACATCAAAAACACTTAATAATGTTGCAGCATTTGTTTTTTCACTTGGAGGACCTTTTACTGAAATTTTTTGGTTTGCTTTTTCTTCGTTACTATCATTGTCGCATGTTGGTAAAACTGCATTGAATCTTGCAGATGATTTTAGTAGTGGAATACCAACTACAAATAAATATGGTAATATGAATTTTTCAGAATCTTCAATATTAAAAACTAGTGAAACTGAACCATTAAATGATTTAGTTGAATTTTACGAAAATATAACTGGTTCACAAACATCTAATTACAGTGGAGGTGGAAAAAAAAGTAAGATTATTTTAAGGTTTGATAAACAGATTAAAGACTGTCTGGACGATTTCTTCTCACGTTAATTTCTTCTTCTTCGTTATTAAACATTTTTGAGAATGTTTCGAAATCAATATTCTTTGGAACTTTCTTATCTTTTACAAGATGTACCGGTAACTCATTCAACTTGCCTTTATGTTTAAAATGATTTTGTATGTATCTATTTTCAATTTTCTTTTCTGTTTCAATAAATATTCCGTCCTTTGTTTTCTCTATTTTTTCAACATCATTTAAAAATAAATAACTTCTATTAAATTCGTTTACATATTTAATCGCAATAATATTTAAAATATAAAATGGAACAACTTTACTACACCAATATGAAAAATATTCATTATCAAAATCATAATTCATAATTATAATTGAGTCAATATGTGTAATATATTCAATTACAATATCATTATTTTTTTTTTCTTTATTACATAATTCACTATCAATTTTATTTAATTCATATTTAGTTAAAAATTTATATTTATCCGTTTTTTTAAACTCTTCGAATGCCCATTCTTCTGGCGTTAATTGTTTTTCATTATTTTTTTCATCGTTATCATTTTGTAATTCTATATTTATTTGTTCTGGTTCTGAATTTATTTGTTCCGGTTCTGAATTTTGTTCTTCGTTATCTGTAAAGTCATTCATTAACAAAGACAAATCATTTTTAAAATTTGTATCATCATCGGTATAATTATTAATACACTCACTTACTTTATGCGTTTGGAAAAGGATTAGATATGTCGCATAACACAAAAATAATGTATACATTGGAAAAAAAAATACATAAGCATCAATCATATTATTAATAATAATATTTAGAACTATTTAAATCCATTACAACTTATTTTTTATTGTTTTCATTAGTTCTTTAACTTCGCGTTGGAGATTTGGCACTTTAAACAAAATATAATTATCATTGTTGGGATGAAGACAAACTAAATAAAGATCGTTAATTTCCTTTCCATAATTTTTTTCTAGAATCCGTTTATACGTATTTAGTTGCAGAGCATAATGCCAAAAGTTAAGATCTGGAATATGACAAATACATTCCGTTTTAGAGAACTTCATATATGTATCATTCTTTTTTATCCCTTTGCTTCTTTTCCAATCATAAATATCTAGTTTTCCTGTTCTAGTATTTTTAAAACACATATCAATAGAACCTGCAAGTTTATGTTCCTCATCAAACACAAACCATTCCGTGCGATAAGCTTCCAGATGAGAATAATCCGTTTTAAAATTTTCAAAATATTTGTATTCAATCGAATCATTTGCAACTGGTTCTTTATTGTACCAAAGTTCAATATCATTATGAAGTTTTGTTCCTGCTTCAGAAGATTCTTTTCCATTGTCGCTCCATTGCTTTTTTATTTGTTCGGGTGTCATTCCAAAGTATTTGCTTTGGGCCCATTTTTTGGATCTCATCATATTTTGAATGACTTTATCCGGATTGAATTTTTCAAACTGATTATGATTAAATGTAGTTACTGATGTGTAACCCCCTTCTCCATCAATCTCATATTTGTGACCTTTTTCAAAGAATTTAATTCGCATGTCGCGGGGGTGAGCGTTTTCTTGTTCAAGAAACATCTTTGTTTATTTATT